AAACATATAGTATCAGCTCATAGAACACCAGATAAATTATATAAATATGCCACTACAGCATATGACAGAGGAATTAGAGTTATTATAGCAGGTGCAGGAGGTGCCGCACATCTTCCCGGTATGTGTGCATCTCTTACATCAATACCTATAATCGGTGTACCTATCAAAACATCAATATTGTCTGGAGTTGATTCTCTACATTCAATCGTACAAATGCCAAAAGGTGTTCCTGTGGCTACTGTTGCAATTAATGGGAGTATAAATTCAGCTATATTGGCTACCGAAATACTTTCTGTAAGTAACGATAATTTATACAACACACTATCAAAATATAAAAAATCATTGAAAGATTGTGTAAAAGATATGGAAACCACTCTACATGATGGGATGGAATATTAATTCAGAATGATGAATTATTATACATCATTCAAAACTGTTAACTCATAAAGATCATAAATTATGATCCCTATGATCGTATTATTTTTTATTAACTTATCACCTTTCACAATAATACCCGAATAACCATATAATTTATTAATGTAATATTTTATATCTTCCATTTTTCCATAATATCCTTTCAATTTATCATACTTGTTGTTAATTATATCAATTTTTAACGATTTAATAACACAATTACCATATACATTTGTTAATATCTTTGCAACACCCGGTGGCAATGGAGTGTTGTAATCTGATATGTAACTTATCTCAATAATATCCATATATACTATATATCAATAAATATCTATGTTACTGATATATCAATAAAAAAATTAATTATCTTCTTAAAGTAAGACCATCTCTGTTAATATTCGCAAAAAATGTAATATATTCCACTATATCATAAAAATTATCATATAATTTAATATTATCTGCATATCTGTCTATTTTTCCCATAACATACTTTCCTTCAATTACATCAGATGTATTCAATATTATATTATTTAAATCCATAAGATTATATGTTGTAGATGATGTAGAAATACGTACTTTATTAATCCTTTCACGTATCACATATCTTTTAACCACTTTTGTATATTTACTATGATGTGCAGATGCACATCTATCATTTTCAATATCAAAAGCATATAATTTGCCAATATTTACATTTCTATCAGATTTTCTAGTTGCAAATCCTAACTTTGTAATTCGCGCTACTTCTAATATATCAGGACATTCAGTCATCAATACATTTACTCGAGATGTCATAGTATCCACAAAATAATCTGTATATATAATACTTTCGCCATTATACCCTACTTGATAACAAGTAGATGACATATTATATAGGAGGTCTTCTGCATTATCATACATTAATCCTATAATATTAATGTCTCTGTGTAATAATTTACTCTTTACTGTAACATATAAAGTATCCTCTACAACACTAAATGATGCATCCGAAAGTTTTATTTTTAAAAAAAATAAAACATCATAAAATTTTTGAAATAATACTCTAAAATCAGAATTATATACATAAATATCAATCGGTGTATTCACAAATTCTCCATATAATGCAACCTTTTCTAAACATCCTAATATATATTCACCACCTAATAGGGTATTCTCCCAATCAAAATCTTGAAATAATCTGCCAGTATCATTAGATAACCTGTTCTTAAATACTGATTCTGGAACTATCAATCTTTCATTATCTGTATGATATATTTTATCACAAATATATTCATCTGTTATATCAATTTTTGTCTGTTGATTGTATATGTTATTCACAAAATTTTGAGGGATATCATTAATATTTTCCCTGTTAAATCTAATACAACCATTCACAAACCATACCAATAACTCTTCCATATGATCCAATAATTCATCAAATATATACGGATTTTTTATTTTGTCATTATGTTCCATAAATACTTCTCTTTCTTTATTAATATATCTTCTTGTAAATGGCACTATAATACTATTATCTATTGGTGGCCTTTTATTAATTATTTTCACATCCAATTCATCAATATAATCACCTATTAATATATCAAGCAATGATGCAAACAATTTTTTCCCGTCATGACCATTACCGTAAAATGTTACACTTTGTTGCTTAATAAAAGAATACCCTACCAATTTTTGTAAGAAATTAGTAGCTCTATAATCTCCTGACATAATGTCCAATATGTAATCATTTATGTATTCTGTATTATGATCAATTCCTAACCATTTGATATCAATCTTTGGTACATAGTCTGGTGAACTAATCGGTGTAAATGATCCATCTACTATGTTAATTTTACCTCCTCTAACATTAATTGATTCGCGTGACATGTCTATATAATAATTATACTACATATAATTTACTTTTATGTATAAATTTCAATTTTTATCATAATATACACAAAAAAATTGCAGTCATAACTCTTAGATGTCTATAAAATGATAATAAGTATACCAAAATGATGTCAGATGAAAGAATTAGATATATCGTCAGATCCGAGTTTTTCAATAGAGATATGCTAAACATAATGTTCAGTGAAGATATTTCCACCATAATATCAAAAAAGATTAATAATACAGTTCCTCATATGATCAGAAAGGAAATAGATAAATCTTTCTCAAAAAGATTTGACTCAAAATTTAATCAAAAAATAGCCGACATTTTTATGGACAAAAATTCAAAATTTGGTGGTGTCATAGAACAGATACATGATGATATTAAATCCAACGCTACAAGGATAATAAATAATATATCTGATAATGATCAAGTAATGAACACGCATCTTGACCGTATAAAATATAATAGCGATAAAGTTCTTGATGAATTCAGAAGTAAATACAGACAAGAGGCAGCAGAAAGAAACAGAGAAATTATTTCTCTCAAATCAAAAACAAATAATATAATTGTTTGTGGTGGTATCTATGTTTTTGCAACAATGTGTGCTGGAATTGCATATATTGCATCAAAATAATAAATCATTAATTTATTGTTCATTAATTCAAAAAAAATTGAAATTATGTGATATAATAATAGCCATTTTATTTTATGATGTTAATTATCTAACTATGTGTAAATGGTCTGTTACAGTATATGAGACTATACTAAATATAGCATCTAATCATACTATTACTAGGAAAGAGTTAATCCATATGTTGTCTTCTATAACAGAAACTGTGGAGTGCAAAGGAAAAACACCTGAGCAGACATTATCAAGAACTATACAGGATCTAATAAAATTAGGTCTTTTAACCCGAAAAAGTAGAGGTATATATATTATCGAACCAGTAGATGATGGATTGGATATCCTAAAAGCATCAAATATGTCAAAAGGAGAAGCTCTAGTGGCTAGAATTTTAGATGAATTATGTATAGAGTACACAAGAGAAAAAACATTTCCTGATCTAAAAGACAAATCTTTTTTAAGATATGACTTTTATTTTACTATTAGAGGCATGAAAATTGCCATAGAATTTGATGGATTACAACATTTTGAACCTATTGAATATTTTGGTGGTAATGATGCATTTTTGGATAGAGTCAAAAAAGACAAAATAAAAACAAATTATTGTATTGACAATAATATAACACTGCTAAGATTCAATTCTCTTAATTACAAAACTATCAAAAATAAAATAAAAAAATCTATCTCATAATAATATCTTTCATATTTGTTCTAGTATTATTATTTTTTGTATTTATATCTATATAATCAGCAAAATTTGGTATGTATAATATATTATATTTTTCCTTTCCATCCTTATCTAAATGTGTTATATATTCATCTGTCTCATAAAATCCATCTGGCTGATTATGGAAAACATATGTACTTTCCCATGTATTATTTCTTCTTATAAACCATATATTGTTCTTTTGGTTGATACATATCAATTTTATACCTTCTGTTTTCATACTCAAATATTGTTTTATTCTTTGATCCATAATATGTATGTAATTATGTCATATATATCAAAAAAATATGTATAAAGAAAAATTTTCAATTTTATTTCATTACATTGTAAATATTTTTGAAATTGGGACTCTAGAACTTTTAACATCTCCAATTTCTATTTTTTCGTCACTCTTTTTTCTAATTATAGGGTGAAGAGTTGTGATTGCTTTTTTGGATGCGTTAAAATATTTTTTCATATTTTTTTCATTGAATAAAATAGTTGTATTTCCAAAAATTTCTGAAAAGATATTTACATATATTTTGACATTTTCTTTAAATTCACTTCCAAAAGTAGGGTTGATTTTATATCCCCATTTATCAGTGTATCTTGACTTTTTCTTGTTAATATACATTCTAATTTCTCCTGACCTACTACATCTTATTTTTCCAATGTAATAAATATATATTACATAAAACAACAATTCTGTTCTATTTTTTGGCCCATTATATTCTGCATCAATTTTGACTACGTTTCCTCCGTATTTTTCTACCAAGTATTTGATACATAGAATTATATCAAGTTTATTGGTTTCTACACAATCATTATTGCCGTTTGAATTATTCCTTCTTGGACTAGCTATTTTATTCATTTTTTTGTTTAATAGTGTGTCACTTAATGGGCATATAATAAACTTCTATTTTCAATTTTTTTATCTATTAAAAATTGATAATATTATGGTATATATACATATATTTGGCTAGTATACTATATTATCACACCACATGAGCAAAGTATTCGTAGAACCAGATTATGTATTATTATTTATGGTTGAGTATGTGACTGACAATCCAGATTATTCCAAATTAGTGTCATATATCAATACTATAAGTATAGAAGATTTTAATAAGAATCAAAATTATATAGGTAACCTCACATTAGGTGAAATAATCAAACTTTCTATGATAAAAGACCTTTTTATAGCCTATATGGCCAGAATAAATAAAAGTTATCATGTAGGTAACCTTTTAATGTATATGAAAAAAAAGTGTATGGATATACTTAGATATAGAAGCATGCCTTGTATTAAATATGTAAAAGAGCAAACAGAAGAGATTTGTTTAGAAGCTGTGAGACAAAATGAACATGCACTCAAGTATGTAGAAAATCAAACAGAAGAGATTTGTTTGGAAGCTGTTAGACAAAATGGATATATGCTTCAATATGTAGAAAATCAAACAGAAGAGATCTGTTTAGAGGCTGTTAGGCGAGATGGACAAGCACTGCGATATGTAAAAGAGCAGACAGAAGAAATTTGTTTAGAAGCTGTTAGAGATAGACATGCACTTTATTTTGTAAAAGAGCAAACAAAAGAGTTCTGTTTAGAAGCTGTTAGACAAGATGGATTTACACTTCAATATGTAAAAGAACAGACAGAAGAGATTTGTTTAGAAGCTGTTAGACAAAATGGACATGCACTGCGATATGTAAAAGAGCAGACAGAAGAGATATGTTTAGAAGTTGTTAGGCAAAATATAATGAATTTTGTGTGCATAAATATTAGTATAGATCCTAAAAAATTATATTCAATTATGTACAGTGCAGGAAATAATTAATTTATTGACATATAAAAATTTATAATAATTACATACTATAATGTTAAAAAACACAGATCCAAAACTATATAATTTAATTGAAAAGGAGCAGATAAGGCAATATGAACATTTGGAATTGATAGCAAGTGAAAATTTCACCACGAAACCAGTTATGGAAGCATTAGGATCTTGTCTAACAAATAAATATAGTGAAGGAGAGGTTGGTAAGCGGTATTATGGTGGAAATGAATACATAGATCAGATAGAACAATTATGTAAGGATAGAGCATTATCTCTGTATAAATTATCTCCTAATGAATGGGGTGTGAATGTGCAACCGTATTCTGGGTCTATCGCTAATTGGATAGCATATAATGCATTACTTGAACCTAATGATAAAATTATGGGATTAAATTTACCAGATGGTGGCCATCTTACTCATGGATATAAACTTGATAATGGAAAAAATATTAGCGCAACATCAAAATATTTTGCATCAAAACCATACTATACAGATAATAATGGATTTATTGATTATGATAAACTAGAATCTGATGCGGTAGAATTTGAACCTAATCTAATTATATGTGGTGCAAGTGCCTATCCTAGGGACCTTGATTATGAAAAATTCAGAAAAGTAGCAGATAGTGTAAATGCATATCTTGTGTGCGATATGGCCCATATAAGTGGATTGGTTGCCACAGGAGAACATAATAATCCTTTTGATTATTGTGATATAGTCACAACAACTACACACAAGACTCTAAGAGGACCTCGTGCTGGAATGGTTTTTTATAAAAAAAAGTACGAAAATCAAGTTAACTTTTCCTGCTTCCCTAGTGTTCAAGGAGGTCCTCATGAAAATAATATAGCAGCTATAGCAACTTGTCTATATCAAGCATCAACTCCCAATTTTAAGGAATATATCAAACAAGTTAAAATTAATGCAAAAATTTTGGCCGCAGAATTACAAAAATTAGGATATAAAATACAAACTGGTGGCACAGATAACCATCTTTTACTTATAGATCTAAAACCACACAATATAAATGGTGGTAAGATAGAAAAAGTGTTGGAGATGGTCAATATAACTGTTAATAAAAATACAGTTAAAGGAGATCAAAAAGCATTTAATCCAAATGGTATCCGGTTAGGTACTGCTGCTTTAACGTCAAGAGGTATGAAAGAAGATGAATTTATAAAAATTGCGCACTTTTTTAATGATGCTGTCAAAATAGCTATCGGTATACAAACAGATACCGGAAAATTGCTAAAAAATTTCCTGCCTGCTATGGAACAAAATAATGATCTACTAGCCCTAAAAGAAAAAGTAAAAGAGTTTGCTATTCTGTATGGTATGCCATAAATTTATAAAATAAAATAGAAAAATAAATAAAATAGAAAGTCAGAAATAAAATAGAAAAGTAAATAAAATAGAAAGGAAATAAAATAGAAAGTCAGAAATAAAATAGAAAGGAAATAAAATAGAAAAGTAAATAAAATAGAAAGTCAGAAATAAAATAGAAAGTCAGAAATAAAATAGAAAGGAAATAAAATAGAAAAGTAAATAAAATAGAAAATCGGAAATAAAATAGAAAGAAAAGAAAATTTAATTATAATTTGGATAATCTTCTACAGTAAAACGTCTACCTACATATGATTTGATGTAGTTAGACATTTCATCAATATGATCATTTTGAACACACAAGTCAACTCTTTTTGAACCAATAATGCAAAAGTTAACTTTTGATCCCATTGACCAAATCATTATAACGATTTCAAATAAAAAGTCTTTATTTTTGAAATCATTTTTTTTCAAAATTATTTTTATTCTTTTTTTATTGCCATAAATTTCAGATTTAAACAAATCTGGGCTTGGATTTTCATTTATAGTATTGTTAGGATAAGTATCTGGACCTTTGCAAAGTCCTACCAAACCTTTTGCTTTATATAATAGCTCCACCAGATCTGAACATCCATCTTTGGTAACTTTAACTCCATTTTTAATTATTTCATAATCATAATTTTTACCTAATTGGGCCAATATAAAATTAGCTAGTAGGTTTTCAATATTTGGAATAACTTCAGCTTGAATATTATTGTTGTTTGTTTGTGAAACGGTTTCCATTGAGTTAGATTTCTAGTTATCTGTAGACTATATAGGTTCTGTTAAGTTTTCATATTTCAATTTTTTTTATTTAGCAAAAATTGAAGTATATTACATATATGTAATATATAAGATATATCGATTATAATGAATCTAGTTAAATATGGTAACTATCAATTCCATATGGATAATTCTAGTATAATTGGAAGCGGATCACAAAGTACAGTATATAAGGGGACTAATATACGAACTGGGGATGAGGTAGCTATTAAAGTTATACCGACAAAACACCTGAAAAAAAGTAGTATGAGGCAATTATTAAATGGTATTAATATACTTAAAAGCATATCGTCAAGAAATATGGAAGGTGTAGCTAAATTATATGATGTTATAGTAAATGAAGATGACTTGACCATAAATATAATTACAGAACTGATACATGGAATAGATATATATTATGTGTGTGTTGATTATGATTATAACATACCAGAAGATGTATGTATCTGTATGTTCAAAAAAATAATAAATATTGTTAATAAATTACATTCAGATGATATAGCACATCTTGATATAAAAATAGAAAATATAATGTACTGCAGTAATACTGATACAGTAAAACTTATAGATTTTTGTTTTTCATCAAAAACATCAATAATATCTCCAGATGGAATTAAAAAAAATATTATGTTAGAAAAATATAATGGAAGTATACATTATATATCTCCTGAAATAATTAATATAGAACCATATTTAGGTAAACCAGCTGATATGTGGGCACTTGGAGTAACATATTATGTCATGCTATTTGGTAAATTTCCTTTTGATGATGATAATGACTTGTATGTAAATATTTTTAATAAAATACGTAATTGTGAATATATCATACCAAATACTGTCAGTGAATCATCTATATATGCTATCGAAAATCTATTACAATATAATCCTGATAATAGGATGACAATAGGCGAATTGTGTGATTATTTTGATTTATTATAATAATTAATATACACATTTTTTATTTATTAACACTATATGAAGTATAAAATAATAAATACTCTAGGAAAAGGTAGATATGCAACAACATATAATATTATTCATAATAATATAAAAAGAGTGCTCAAAATAGGTACCTACAAAAAAGAAAATAAAAATGAATTAGCGTTCTACAAATTTATAAATACACTACCTAACGAAGAACAAAAATATTTTTCAGTACTACATGACTATAAAAAAGAATTATGTAGGTGCATAAATAAATGTAAATATGATCGTAACATATACCAATTTCCTGGGATAAAGACTACAAAACAATGGCATATATATCATATATTGGATCATAAAGGATCATCCCTTAATTTAAGACATAATTATACAGA